CCTTGGAATTTAATTAAATTAGAACCCCATTGTCTTTTAACTAATGCTGATAGATATCTTTTTAAAAATGGATCATTGTAAACATTGGTAAAATCATCAGGATTGATTGCAGATGAGCAATCTATAATTAAATAATCATTAGCACTTATCTCATTCCAATCTATATCCAAATATAATCTATTTTGTCTTATATTAAATCTAACTTGTTTTTGAGTATTTAAAAGAAAATTAATAGTTTCTAAACGAGTCAATGCCATTGCATATCCTAATAATTCAAAATTACCAAAATTATACATGTCATTGAGAGCTAACTGGTATTTAAAACTAAACATGTTAGTCATGCTTAATCCTTGAGAACTATCAAATCTGAATATTTTTTCTATACCAATTATATTAGGTGGAAGTTGTAAATAATTACTGTTTTCATAGTAATCAAAACTTGTTGATACACCAACAATAGAAGTAGTAGCAGTTGTGGTAGTAATACCAGTTTGCCCACCTTGAGCTGGATCTTTTACTTTACCTCTGTCTATGTCTGCTTGAGTTACCTTATATTTTAAAAATACTTTAGTTATACCATCATAGTGTCTCTCTTGATAATACTGAATAGCATCATCCATCAAATCTTGTAACTGTTCTTCTGCGACATTAATTTCTAAGACAGGAGCTCCATTCTGTCTTAATGCATAGTCAATTAA